GGCGTTATTTTTTGATTTTCAAAAAAAGTTTCTGATTTTTTTTGTTTATTTCGGTTTTGTGACGAGATTGCCCTTTTTCGTGCCAGGTACTCGGCTCCGCGTCGTGCGTTGCATTTGTGGCAGGCGGGTACCCAGTTTTCGATGTCCATTGGGTCGTGGCCGCGATCGACTTCGATCAGGTGGTCGACGGTTGTTGCCTTGGCTCGTTTGCACCAATGGCATGTTGTGTTGTGTTGTAGGAACTCGAGCCGTTGTGTCCGGTAGGCCGCGGTGTCGATGTCTCGGCGTGGTTTGCCTTTGCTTGTCATCGGGCGAGTCCGTCGCCTTTGCAGTCTGGGCAGACGGAGGGGAGTCCGGCGAAGCCTTCAGCGATTACGCCTTGTCCTGAGCAATACCCACAGAGTTTTGGTTCACTACCTAAGACACTCTCTGATTCTTTTACAGTCCTTGGTATCAGTTCTTCTTTAGACGACTGGTTTTCCGACGACTGGTTTTCCGTCGTCGGTGCGTTTTGTTTTCCCCTGAGTTTCCCCAAGATGTGCACAGCCTTCGGGTGGTCGTAGAAGTGCAGCTCTGTGGTGTAGCGGCCGCGTTCGTCTTGTGATTTGACTCGCCTGGCGTAGCCGGTCGAGATGAGCTCGTTGATGGCGGCGCGGATTGAGTCGCGGCCCTCGACGCCTTGGCGGGCGAGTGTTTCGCCGCTGGTGCGCCAGTTGTCGGGCATTGATAGGACGTAGGCGAGTACGCCGCGGGCTCGGTAGGACAGGTACGGGTCGCGGAGTGCTCGGTTGGGCAGGATGCTGAAGTCGCGTTCTAGGCGTGGCGATCGGACAATCATCGTTTCGGGGCTTTCTGTGGTGTTAGGTTGTTTGGTTTGCATCGCGTAGGCCTTTGAGGCGACGCTGGATGAAATGCAGGTCTGTGGGCCGCCACACGTACACTTCGGCACCGGCGGCGTCGAGGGTGCGGCACCAGTCGACTTGTGGTTCGCTGAGACGGCCTTTGACGGTCTTGAGTTCTGCGATCACTAGGCCGTGCTTTTCGTGGGCCATGATGATGTCTGGGAAGCCGTTGTGGCCCTGTACGTGGGTCAACCATTTGCCGGTTGAGCTCATGCCTGGGCGAACGTGGTGCACTTTCCAGCCGTGCAGGATGGCGAGGGCAATGACCTGGTCTTGGAATTGTTTTTCGCTAATCGGCCACGGGTCGCTCACTTGACCTCCATGCGTTGATGACGTCTTGGGCCGCCTCGATCTGGTCGCGGGCCGCCGCACGAAGCTTCAAGTGCTCCTCAAGCAGGCGGTTGTAGTCACCGGCGAGGACGACGCGGATCCATTCGTTCGGGGCGATCTCCACGAAGTGGTATGGCTCGGTGTCCGGGCGGAAAGGCCAAGGAAGGCCGTCTGTGCGTTGTCCAGGGTCATTCATGGCGCGGCCCCGAGCTCGAGGGGTGTTCGTTGATTGCTGTGCGTCGCCGGTGGCGTTCGGCCGCCACGTCATTGCACCAGTCATCCCAGACGCGCACGATGAAATATGCGATGACTGCGGCGAGGCTGAGCTGCAGGACGGTGGTGATCAGGCTGCGCATTAGAACGGTTCCTCTCCGTCGGTGATGAGCAACGGCGGTAGTTCGCCGCGTTTGAGGGCTTCGATCAACTTGGCTGCGTCAGCTGATGCCAGGTCGGCGGGCAGATCGGGCACGATCGGCGGTTTCATTTTTCGGCACAGGTCAGCGATGAAGATGCGTTGTTTTTCGGTGGCGAGGCCTGATGGGCGGCTTGTGTATTGCGCAGGTTGGCCGCCAGCGCGTTGCACCTTGGTCATTTCCTCGCGGGATGGCCGTTTGCTTGGGTCGGATCCGGCAAAGCCTGCGTTGGCGAGTGCGCGGCCGACTGCTGACGTTTCGCAGTTTTCGACGTGGCTTGTTGAGTTGACGCCCCGCTCGGTGACGTGCTCTTCGGCATAGCCCGTGGCGATCAGCAGGCCGTCGACGTACAGGCTGGCTTTGAACATGCACCAGTCGTCGCCGCGGTGCACTAGGTCGGTGAGCACTTGGGTTTTGCCATCGGTGGCTTCTAGCCACCTGGCTAGTCGGGCCGATACCGGCTCGTAGTCGTCGAGGTTGAAAGACATGTCGGGGTTCTTCCTTTCAGGGTTGTGATGGTTTCGTTCCCCACGGCTTCCATCCGTGGAGGCGATACAACGCCAGGGCGGCGCGGAGATTCGTGTACGGGTTGAGCAGGTCGCGCATTTCGGTAATGACGCCGGCGCGAACGAGAAACCCTCGGTTCGATCCGTTGATTTGCATCAGACCGAACGATCCGCCCCACGGGTCGCGCGTGTTGACGTTGGATGCGATGCACCGCGATTCGCGGAACATGATTTGGCGTAGGCGTGTCGATTCGGCTCGGGGCCATCCCGCCTTGTGGGCCAATTTGACGTACCGGGTGCACGGGTCGGCCGCGTGGGCGGGTGTTGTGGTGGTTAGTGCTGCTGCAAGGGCAAGCGCTGCTGTCATACGTCTCAATGCCTCTGTCCTTGTTCGGCGAATAGGTCTGCGGCTGGGCCGCTGTAAATGAGCGACGCCCAAACGGCGAGGCGTTGCGCATGGTCGTGTTGGCCGCCGCGGTTGGCGATCGCGGTTTGACCGGTGTTGCGGATCAGGCCTGATCGAGCTGCTGCGACGAGGCGAGCGGCGAGGCCTTTGGTGACGGGGAACCCTGCGGGGAGCAGTCGCCAAATCTGGTCAGCTGTGAATGTGCTGTGTTGCGTGGCGGCTTTGCGGATTGCCTGGTCAACTTGGGTTTGTTGGCTGGTTGTCCATTTGGCGTCAGCGGAACGTTGCGATTCGGTGACGGCCCGCTCAAACGGGGTCGTTGCCGGTGCCTGGTAGGCGGGGTGTTTCGGGTCGCAGACGTAGTGACGGCCGATTTGGCCGACAGACATGCCGCGGCCGCAGATTTCGCAGGTTGGCCATTTCATCGGCCGCACCGATCTGAGTACGGATGTTCGGTTGCGAAATTTGTGCTATGTAGGCACCATGGATTTTGACGTCGAGCGCACGATGCTTGGCCCAACGACTCGGATTTACATAACCGAGGGTTTCGGGCGCTCCGTCTTTCGACCGGCCACAAAATCGTTGCTGCATTAGGCTTTCCAGCGAACGCCCATAATATATCATATGTGCGGTTGCACATACGCCCTATGGCGTTCGCCTGGCCCGGCGTAAATGATACGCCGCCAAGCGACTTTTCCATTGCTTTTGTCTCCTCCAATGTCGGGGTATTCGAGGCAGTACGGATGTACCTTATCACGTTTTCCCGACGGGTGGTGGATTACCCGCAATACTGCCAATGCCAGGCTTCAAACTCGGGCGATTTAGGGTCGTCCGATTGGAGGTAGAAGCCGTAGGTGGGGGCGTTGGCGCACAGCCAGTCCAACACTTTGGCGGTGGTGACGTCGAGGTCGATCGCGAGGCCGAGGCCGTGGTTCGATTTGCCTGGCGTCGAGCATGGGGCCATGCCAGAGCGCAGGAACCACGTTTCGCCTTCCCAAGTGCGGGTGATTTGCGGGTTGCGGCCGTGATCGGTTTTGGAGTAGCGCTGCTTGAAAAGGCCGAGCTGGGCGTCAAAGCTGCGGTAGTCGCCCACGTTGCGCAGCTTGATACCAGCGAGGGTCGCCTGGTCATACATGCGATCGAAGGCTTCGGCGGCCTCGACGTACATTTGGCCGCCGCATTTGACGGGGCGCAGAATCTTGCCGGACAACTTGCCGTTGGGCACGGCTTGTAAGGCCGCAGGAACGACCAGTTTTTTGTATGGGTACTTCGATGCCTTTTTGGGCTTCTCGGCCGCTACAGGCGCTTCTGCGGGCTTGACGGCGGCTTTCTTGGCGGCTTTCTTGACGGCCATTACGCGCCTTTCTCTTGGAGCACTTGGAGGGTTTCGGTGTCGGCTGCGACAATCGCCCACAGCTCCTGGCCGCGAGGGATAAAGAATGTGAGCGGGGCGGTGTGTTTGGCGGTTTCTAGGCCGTTACTAGACGTGACGTCTGATCCGCCTAGGTAGACGGTGCCATTGCCTTCAACGTGGGTGTAGACGTATTGCGCGAACGGGTTACTGGAGACGACTTTGACGGCTGTGGTGCCGATGGTGTGTTGTGTTGATTTCATGCGTCGGGTTTGCCGTCGCCGTCGAGGTCTTTTTTGCCGCTGGTGGTGATCATGACGCCCGACAGGGTGCCGGACAGGAACAAGACGATCGGCGAGATCAGGTTCAGCAGTTCCTTGTCGGTCTCAGGCATGGTCGGGCCCTGGGGGATAAAAAGCAGGTTGATGAACACGGCGACCATGGTCAGCACGAGGGTGCCGGCAAGGGTGATGCCGACCCAGAAACGCAGTCGAGCGTTGAGTTGCTCGGGTGTGTATGGGGCTCTGTTTGGGGTGATTTTGTCTAGCACGTCAGGGCCTCCGTTTGGCCTTGGTCTGGTGTTGCGATTGGGCTGGTGAGCGCACGGTTTTTGGTTCGGATCGTTGTTGCTGGTTGGCATTCGATCCAGGTTTTGTTGTTGCAGCTGCTAGCCAGCACGGTGAGTAGCGCCGCCACGATGGCGACGCGGGTTTTCATTCTGGGGTTGCCTCCTCGGCGGGTGTTTCTGTCCAGCCTGATGCGATCAGGTCGACGTATTCCTCTTCGGTCATTTCGCGCACTTCGTCGTCAATCTGAATGTTTGGTCGTGGCATTGGCTAGGCCTTCCTGTATCCGTAAACGGTGATCGTGCCGCCAGTCATAGTGCCAGTCGAAGCGCCAAGCGTAAACGCCGTAAACGATGTCGCGTCAATCTGCACGCCAGTCATCCATCCCATGTTGTTTCCAGTCTGACCTGCGGGGCAAGAAACCATCGTCATTGCCGAAGCGAACGGGCCGACCACTTCAATTGATGCCATAAGTGAACTTGACTTGAAACCAACTGTGGGAAAGTTTGCTGCGCCAACAGAACCAGAACTTGTGGGGGTCGCGCCTGCGAGGTTTGCAGAAATAAAGTCGTAGCGATAATTGGCAGCAGTTGCACCCAATTGCAGAGTCAAATAGCCAGCGTTCGTTGACGCGCTGCCACCTTGCACCACTATTTTGTATGCGTCGTAATCTGCCGAAAATGCCGACGTAACTGCCACGCTAGACACAGCCGATCCAATCGTTTGCGACTTGATGTAGACGAGGCCGCCATTGGCCAAATACGTATTTGTATCGGCTGCGGTCAAGACCTCCCCGGTAGTGAAGGTTTTGATACTCATTAGAACCCCAATGCGTTGTAGTCAAGACGCCCCAAAACGGCGTCGTCCAATGTGAGAAAAGCGTACGCCGTCGCCGGCGACAGATTGCACGAGATAGTCGTCTGCTCTGGGTTTGCCGAGATTGTCATGCCCTCGAGCACACAGTTGTAATTGGTGCTGCGTAGCCGGACGCGTATCTGCTGGCCAAGCACGAGATAGGCCAGCGGTGTGGCCGATGACCACGTTTTGACGCGGGTCATGACTTGTTGCGGTTGAGCCGTGTTTTGTGACAGCACGACGTCGAGGTAGCCGGCAAGATCGGCCGCCTGGCTTGTGGTGTTGTCGTATGAGTCAAATGAGAATGCGCGGCTGGTTGTGCCCGCTGTTTGGGTGGCGACGGCTGCTGGGTTGATGACGACGCCGGTGGCGTAGTTTTCAGCCAGCGAACCGAACGAAATAGTGCTATACGGCACTTTGTAGGTCGTGGTGGCTGTGTCGTCGTCGGTGAAAGTGATGAATGGGCCAGCGGTCGCTGTGCCGCGCTGAAACGCGACAATCGTGTTTTCGAAGTCGTAGTCGGCTAAATACGCCTGTTCGGTGAAGGCCAGTTTTTGCACGGCCGCTATTGGGTTTTCGTCGGTCAGCGTGATTGCGCTGACGAATGACGCGCCGAGCCCTGTTGATGTTGAAAAGTTGATGGGGGCGTCGGTGAGGACTTGGCCCATGACGTACAGGGTTTCGTCGCCGGCTGACGTCGAGGCGCTGACCGTGGAGCGGCCCGCGGTAGCCAGGGCGGCTTCGCAGTCGATTTGCCAGCGATCGCCGTTTGTGACGATGTCGTAATCGATTTTTACGTCGGCGACGCGGAACCAGTAGTCGTAGTTGACGGTGGTGTTGTTGATTTTGATGAAGTCGCCGATCGCGAGTCCGGCTGGCAGGCTGCCGGGTGCGCGGCCTTCGATCACGGCGACGCTTGGCCGCCATTGGTCGGTTACTTTGGCGCGGCCAACGGTCATCGTGATGTTTTGCACGTATTGCAGCTGCGTGTACGTGCCGCCTTCGGTTGCCGAGCGGTAGGCGCGCCAGGTCAGGTCGGTCATGCGGCCACTCGGATCGGGACGGCGCCGTTTTGGAACATGTAGCGGCGGAGCGCGTCGACGACTGCGTTGGGGTCGCCGCCGTTGACGTTGATTGTGACGTTGCCGCCCATCTGGCCCATGCGGTCAAGGGGTACCACAGCTTCGGGGCCTGCCTCGCCGACGAGTGCGAGCGTGGGGGACATGACTAGGCCGCCGTTAGCGAGCTCGGGGATTTCGGGCACGTCAAAACCTTTGCCGCCGAGCCCTGGAACCCATGACGGGATTTTGAACGACAGTTTGCCGAGCGTGTTGTTCCAGGCTTTGGCGATCGCGTTGAACAAACCTTTGTAAACAGCGAGGTAGGCGTTGACTGCGGATTTGATTGCGTCGACTGAACCGGTGAACGCGGTCTTGAGGGCGCGGCCGATGCTGTCAACGATCTCGCGGAAAGGTTCGAACTTCTTGTAGGCGGCGACAACGGCAACGCCGATTGCCACGATGGCCGCCGTGGCCAGGACGATCGGGTTGGCTGACATCGCGAGATTGAACGCTTTTTGGGCGACGGTGGCCGCGGTGGTGATGACTGTCCAGGCCTTCATGGCCGTGTTGACAATTAGGACTGCTGCGGAAATGCCGCCGAACGCGGCCGCGAGCGCAACCACGAGGTCGGTGTTTTCGGAGATCCATTTCGCGGCGTCTTCGAGGTAGGGCAGGAGTTTTTCGATGATCGGGATTAGGGCTGCGCCGATGGATTCTTGGGCTTCTCCGATGGCGACGCCCATGCGCTTGAATCGGCCTTCAGCGGTCTCGGCTGCCGCGGTGGCCGCCCCGCCGAAGGTGTCCTCCATGATCTTGCCGAGCTCTTGGAATGACGCGCCTTCCTTGACCAGCGAGCGCATCGACGGGTCTAGTTTGGCCAGGGCGGTCGTTTGGCCGTTGTAGGCCTTGCTGAGGGCCTCTGAGACGCTTGTGAGATCTTTGCCGGTGGCCGCCGAGATGTCGAGGGCGAGGTTGAGGTTTTCTTGGGCGAGTTCGGCGGAGCCCATGCCTCGGGCCAGCGTGGCGAGCGCGTTGCGGAGATCGGTGTCGGCGACGCCGGTCGCCAATGTCATTTGGCCGATCAGATCTTCGGTGGCTGCTACTTGGGCGTCGGTCGCGCGGGTTGAGATCTTGAGCTGGCGGGCGAGTTCCGCCGACGATTTCTGATCTTCCATCGCGGCCTTGGCCGCGCCGTAGCCCGCGACTGCGAGTGCGCCCAGGGCCGCCGCCGCCGGCACGGCCGCCTTCTTGATCGCAAACTGGGCTTTCTCACCAGCGGTCTCAAGCTGCTTGAACTCTTGAACGGCTTTGCTGATCCCTTTGCCGTCGAACTCGGAAATGATGGGGATGTTGATTGCCATTTAGAGCTCTTTCTGCACTTTGCGCACAGCGTCAAGCACAGCGCGTTCCATTTCGGTCTGCACCTTGGGCAGTTGACGTTCAGCGGCTGGCCAGAAGAAACGGGACACGCGGCCGAATTTGTCCAGGCTGCGGCCGAGCGGGTTGGCTGTTTTTTTGCCTGCGAACTCGATGATTGACGCGGCGGGGTCGGTCTGCTGAGCTTTGATGATCGACGTGGCTTTACGCGACGTGTCGACCTTGTGTTTCAGGCCTTTTCGGGCGCGGTTCGCGTCATACGGGAACTTCTTGTTGCCGCGTTGCGTCCAGTTGCGTTCCATGCCTGACAGCAGTTGCTCGGGGTAGCGGCCGCGGGCGTCGTCAAGGATCGGGGCGACGATTTGTTTGGCGTCGGCCACGAATTGTTTGCGTAGCCCTGGCTCGAGCTTGTTGAGCGAGCGGATGGCTTCTTTGACGCCTGCGACTTCGATGCCGGTGCTGGCTGTCATTTTTTGCCTCCTTTGCGCTGCTTGTTGATGATCTCGATCGCGGTCGACAGATCCCGAGCGGTGAATTCGATCTCTGTCGGCCAGTAGCCGGTGGCGACCAGCAGCTCGGCTAGGCCTCGGCTGTAGGTGCCACCTGGGAAGGGTTTGCGTCCTCCTGGCTGAGCACGTCGAGCGCCACGATTTTGCGGGCGTAGTCGTCAAACACAGGCGGGACTGCGATCCCTGAGGTTTTTGACGCCTCATAAGCCAAGAAGGCGAGATCTTCGGCACCGATGCCTTGTGCCAGGTCACCGGCTCGACGCTTGTATTTGCGTTCCCAGCTGATGACGTTGAACAGGTTGGTGACGACGACTTGCGGGCCTTGGCCTGTGTCGACGCTGATACTGATTTTCATGTGTTGTCTCCTTGCACGGTTGGAGGGTTAGATCAGGTGATGTCGCGTACCCAGGTGCCGCCGGTGAACGTCACCTCGGCGGTCGAGAGTTCGCCCACGGTGGAGTTGATCGGGGTGAACGACTCAAGGAAGCAGCCGGTGATCGTGTACTCGGGGTTCGTGGCCGATTCGGTGGTGCCGCTGGGCGAGATGACGAGGGTGGCGGTGCCGCCGTTGACCACGTCATACAACGTGGCCTCGACCTCGCCAGAGCCGTAGCTATTGAACAGGGTCATCGTGACCTCGACGGACTGGAGGCCTTTGACGTATTGGCGGCCGGTGTTGCCCATTGCGGTCGATTCGAGGGGTTCGTAGCCGACTGTAACGGTGACTGCGGAACATTGGTCGGACACGTCGACGGTGCCGCCAGAGCCGGTGATGTTGACAGTCGCGTTCGACAAGAACGTGGTGGTTGCCATTTCAGTTTCTCCTTGCCGCGATGCGGCATGTCATGGTGTAAGCGGGTATTTGTTGATCGCCGACGCTGAACGTGACAGGCCGCCCAGCCGTGATGGCGAGGGTGGTTGAGGCCATGATGGTGTCGGCGGTTGTGATCAGGTAGTCCTCCGCGTCGAGGTTGCCTGGGGGAGCCGCCAGAATTGACAGCTCGAAGGTGATGTCGCCCACGTTGTAGGTGAATACGTCGAAGGTCGGTGCGCCGACGAAAATGGTCATTGGGCGGGCGTTTCGCGGATCGGTGACGACTGCAAGGCCGAGCGCGGTGAGCGCGTTGACGATCGCGGTGCGGGACTCGGCAAAAATGCCTGTCGCGGCCATCAGGCCACCTGGCTACGGCGGATGCCGAGCAGACGCATGATTTGGCCCATCGTGCCGGTCGGTGCGGTCACGGCCATGTCCTGGAAAGATGCGTAGGAATCGACCGAGCCGCGTTCGCGGTACAGGGCCGCGGCGTACATGATCGTGCCGAGCTTGACGGCGCTACTTGGCGCGGTCGACAGGCTTTCGGCTTGGTAGCCGCCCATTTTCCGCGCCTTGTAGGCCCAAGCGTTGGCGGCATCCGTGCATACCCCAACGAAGGTTGTGTCGTTGGCGGTAGCAACGGAAATACCGAGCCACGACAGAACGTCTGCGGCGACGATCCATGTGCACGTTTCTGTCCAGGTAAGCGTTCCGGCCATCGCGTCGCGGGCGACATCCGTGCCTGCGTTCGCAACGAGCAGCTGGTTGAGGATGATGATTTCGTCGTCGAAGGTGAAGTCGCCTTCGTCGTCAAGGCCGGTGAAGTACCTGGTGGGTACGTCAAGCACGGTGAAGGTGCCGTTGAACCCTGTGGTGCCGGTGACGGTGATCGTCTGGCCGATGCCGATTTCTGTCGCCTCAAGAGTCTGCACCACGGCATAGCCATCCACACGTTGCGTGTGCGTGACGGTGAATGTTGCCATGATGCAGAACTCCCAGGTGCAGCTAGCGGCGGATCAGACGAACGTGGCCTTGACGAACTTCGATGCGTCGATCATGAGCGTGGCGAAGTAGCCGCGCCATGCGATGGTGCGCGAGATCGTCGACGGGTTGTCGATCGAGATTGCGCCCTTCTGCTGTTCGAAGATTTCGTAGCCGGATGCGTCGCCGACGATCAGGGTGCCGCTGGCGAAGTTGCGATCAACGACGACCTGAAGGCCGAAAGCGTTGCCCGAGGTTGAGCCAGGGGTCAGCTGTCCGAAGGCGTTCATCGGGCCGATCTGCGGGAAGAGCGGGCGGTCAGCGGTGTCGCTGAGGCCGAGCAAATCCTGCCAGATGCCAGGCGCGAGGAACAGATGGGTCGGCAGGTTGCCGTTCGACGCCGAAAGAATCGTCGCGGCCGAAGCTGCGATCCACGACGCCCAGTAGGCGGGGTCGCTAGCCGAGGTGGCGGTGAAGTTCGACGTGGTCGTTGCGCCCGAGGCGAGGTTGTCGGCTGCGACGTTGTCGGTCGTGTTGGCGTAGATGCGGCCCATGTCGTCAAGGATGAGTGACAGCACGTTCGGGTCTGTCCAGTCGAGATCCTGTTCCGAGATGGTGACGTAGCCGCCGTAGGCCTGCTTGGTGACTTGGTTGTTGAACACGACGAACGTGCCGGATTGGAGCGCGGCGTTTTCCGAGCTCTGTGCGGCCATTGAGGTGTGCGTGGTCA